TCGAGGTGCGCGAGACCGCCTGACGTAATGCCGGTGATCGCACTACCGCTGTAGGTCAAAGCTGAGTCAACGTGTAGGTCGGGGTCGAGATATTCGACGTAGCGTTTGGTTACGCCGCCGATTGTTCTTTTTGAGATCACCCAAACCTGATCGACGGTGCTTTGCGGAATAACCGCTAACGATTCGAAAGTGCCATCAGTCGTGTGACGATGCCATCCCACAATGCTCCGGTTTTTGTCGTAAGTCATTCCTGCCAGAACACCGTTATCAAGAACGCACCACAAAATTGAATCGGGTGCCATTTGATAGGCCATCTGCTTGATGCCTTCATCGCCAATGTGATTTGCAAGAAACGTCAGATCTTCAGAATCATATGAATCATTTGTCCAAGAATATTCGTAAGATCGAATCGATCTCCCGGTGCCTTGCACGAATAAGGTTTGATAGCCGATATGTCGCGGCTGTATGTTCTTGCCACCATAAGAGGTTTGTCGAGTTACTTGAACGTTAGATGGTGTTAAAGGCGCATTGCCGCCAGTAACCTTAAATTCACCGCCACTTGTTCCAACCAGTAGCACTTCGGTTGATGACATCCATTCGACGGTATTAACTTTGTACGATGCGATCTGATACTCGAGTGCATCATCATCATTTACGCCAAGCGTAAAGTTTTCAAAATCATCTGACTTTGAAGCAAAGATTGTTTGCGGTTTTCCTTCAGTACCGCCAAACCAAAGACGCTGCTGATGAAAAGTAACTGATCGCGGATACTTGTCAGTGGCATCCCATTTCGGAGCTGTAAAAGAAGGCGCAGTTAGCGCCCAACTTGTGTTCGATGTTCTAACCAGTTTTCGCGGCGCGACATCGGGGTGAACGATGTACATGGTGTCGGCTGATTGCGCGACTTGAATCTCGTCGAGCTGCGCTTCCGTGTACGGCGAACTGATTTCATAAGCACTGCCTCCCGAAACGACTTGACCGTTCTGCGTAAAAAATCGGATGTAGTTTTCGCCAAATTCTAAAACGTAAGATTGAGCGCGATTAAATTCAAACCTTATCAACCTGGCTTTTTTTGTTGAGTCTTTCACGGCGGCAACGTAGTGCGTCCCACCTCGACGTTCAACACCACCATGCAATTTGATAATAAAATTTTCGCAAGTTTCCACGCCGCTTGTGTAACGGTCGGTGTCCACTCTGCCAAAAAGGATTGGACTTAACTCACCACTCAGAAAGTTTGTTTGGATCGCGTTAGTGCGCGCCATTTACCACCAAGCCTTTCCGAAACGTGTTGTGTCAGATCCTAAACCGGATCTAGCATCTTCAAGTCTCGTTGAAATAAAGTGATCGCGAGAGGATTCAATCTGATCAATCGATTGAGCTTCGGCGAGTTTTTGAGAATAGAGCTGCCACATGAGCTGCGTGACATTATTGGATTGAACAAGGGTGTAAGCTGCATCTGCAGCAAGCCTTGCGGTGATTGCTTGCGCCAAAAGCGAATCAATATCACCTAAAGAATCAGGTCGACCAATAAACTTAATTTTACAAGTCGAAGCATTTGAGAGAATTTTTCGGCCTTCTACTTTCCATTTATCCGTGTTGTTGGTTTCATTCATCTCCAACACTCGGATGCAGTAGGGGTCGGTCGGTAACGCATATTGAAAATCAAAACCGTAAGCCGGGGTCGATACTTCCCTCGCAAGCTCAGTCCTATTTGTCAGGCAATTCCAAGCAAACGATCTAGCGACCGAATCTTGAACGCCATCAAAGATCTGATTCATTACAGCCGACTCCGTACTGCCGTCAGCCAAAGATGTAATCCGGTTTGTTCCCAAAAGGGTCAACGCATCATTAATAATTGATAGCTTTGAAAATGCCATGATTTCCTATCAGTAAGAGAAAAAGGCGGCCCGAAGGCCGCCAATCCCCGAGAGAGAAGTTAAGCTTCGTGGGCTTGAACTTCCACAACACGTGCGTCTTCAACGCGAGTCGAACACATTGACCAAGCCATATAAACTTGCCAACCGTAACTCTTGTCTGGACGCTCATCGATTTTGGTTGTCATGTCTTTGCCTACGCCAAGACCTAAACCAGATTTTTGGAACGCAATACACTTCCGTTTGCTAGAAGCAATTGACAGACGCTCGGAGCGAATAAATTTAAAGCCTAAATAACTATCAATTTGGCCTTCTACTAATGCTTTCACAGAATTATAGTCGGCACTTTTTATTTCAGTTACATTCAGCAAATCTTCGAGCTGCTGCGAACCGAGAACAAAGAATCGATCTTCGTTTTCAACTTCAGCTGCATCAAGGATTCGTTTCGCTTCAAGGATCTTTGCCAAAGTCATACCGGCAGTTCCCGCCTCGGTAATTTTTTGACCCGCCGGCAAAGCGACAGAAGATCCCGCGTCATCGGTCGCGTTACCAAGAGCTGCCGTAATGACCAAATCGTCGATTGCTCGACCCATTGCCCATGCGCCGGCTTTCGTATACGCGCCTTTCGGATCAACCAACATCCGAACTCCATCCGTCCAATCGTGCATGGTCGCCCAGTGGTAGTCGGACAAAGTCGCGACTCTTCGTGAGTGAACCATTTCCACGTTCGGAGTATCGGTGTAGCGAGTTGTTTTGGCTACTGCGGCGGTTTCACCGAGTCGCTCAAAATTCACTTTTTCCGAATCAACCGTTTTCGTGAAAACGATGGGACGCATTTTTGAACCTTGCTGTTGTGCAAGTTGCATAACAGCATCTTGATACTGTTGTGCATACCACTTGTTGCCTGAGTAGGCCATGATGTAATCCTCTAAAAAAGAAATAAAAAAACCGGCAAATGCCGGCTGACTTTTTTTCGAGGAGCTACCCTTTCGGACTCGTCTACGTTTGCCCTCGTCAGGGATGACCTACCCGGTCACCGGGTTTCGGACGCTGTCGCGCTACCCGAGACCGAGCTTTCTTTCAAAAATATCTGGCTCGGCGTCATCATCAGACAAGTAAGCTGCCTGATAAAGTTTTTGAACTTTGTCCACCGCTGCATCATGTGCAGGATTGTCAAGATCGTTATAAGGATGCGCTGCGTTGCCTAAGATCTCATCGATCTGTTCTTTGGCTTCTGTGGGCGTCATACCCGCATTTTGTTTTCCACCAACAGACATTGCAGGATCCTCAGAGAAGCCTCGACCGATTTCAGCAAAAGCTTTGATTAGTTTTACGTTGTTGCCCAATCCACTGCCGTTAATCTCTTGCAGCAGTTCTTCACCACCGAAATGACCAATCGCAGATTTCGCATCTTGCAGCTTGGAATCGAACGCCTGACCCCAATCGTCTTTCAAAGAAGACAATGAAGCGTTCATTGAATTGTTTCGTTCATGGGTGGCAGTCGTGACACCGTCATTCATCCAGTTCACTAAATTATTGGCTTGACTGTTGTTGAGGCCAATCTCATGCAGCTTTGCCAACAACGCACCTTCAGCTTCGCTTGCTTCAGCGCCTTCTGGTCGAGTGATCGAATATGCGTCAGCTGACTCTGGGCGACCCATTCGGTTATAAAAGGCCGACCAATCTTCTGCCTCAGAATCCTCAGACGGAATTCTTGCAACGCCGGGAACATTAGTAAGCTTTTGATTAAAGTCGCTCCAAACGTCCTCGCCGGCATCTTCGCCGGGTATCCGAATGCTGCGGCCTATATATGACTGTGCATCGGAATATGCTTTCGCAAGGGTGTTTACGTCAGGAATATCTTTAAGTGATCCAGACTCGCGCAAATCTTCTGGTAGTGATTCGCGCCAAGTGCCACTGCTAGTGTTTTCAACTGGTGCTGCTTCTTGAGTTAGAACGCTTTCTTCGCTCATATTAGTTGTCCTTTCGGGCTAAGTTGATTAAGAAATTGATCGCATCCCTCTGCCCTTCGTGGAAGGCAGTTTGGTACGGATCTCCGGGGGTGTGAGAGGTACGCAAAACGTACAACTCGAATAACGCTTCCATCACTAACTCACCATCAGGCGAATCGATGATCTTGCGCCATTTTTTTTCTAATGTATCGACTGGGATCATTGACCGGTCACACCGGCGACAACACCCGCCATCGTGTCAGGATTAACTTGATCTACTGCACCGGCAACTTGTGCAGCTTGTCCGGCTTGATCAAGACCCATCTGCTGCTGCATCATCTGTTGCTGCTGCGCGGCTGCTTGTTCGCGTTCCATCTTCAGCTGCTCCATTTCTTCTTCGGAGCGCATGACTTCACCCGGAACGCCAAGACGTTTGGCAAGCATTCTTCCCATCTTGGAAAAATCAACAACGTCCATTACCGTAGGATCAATCTGCATCACTTGAGCTAACTGACCCATCCAACGTTCCACGGCGAACACTTCATCCATCTTTTGCGCTCGCGCTAACGGCGAGACATATTCGACATCAAGCTTGTTACCGCCTTCGAGTAATGACGCGGGAGGCTCGGCAAATGCGCCGGCTCGGAACATCACCATAAACACGCGCTGAATCAGCGGGTTTAGGAATTCGCTCTGGAGTCGGCCCACGACCGGCCCGAGGATCTGTTGCATCAGCTCCATGCGCGCCCGGACTTCGGTTGCGGTCATGTTCGGGCCTTCACTCAGTTGAAGCTGATCATTAAAGAAAGCCCGGCGAATATTTGTGATGAGTTCAGCAGACTTGATCTGCGTCACATTCCACTGGGTGCCGTTCTGCATCGGTCGGACACCGTTGATGTCACGGACGTAAGTTAAACCGCCGGGGTCGAGTCGAAGATCGCCGATGATGCCGTTGTATGCGGCTAACGTCGGAGGATCGATATTCTTTTCCCATGCGCGCAGCTCGAACAACTTGGCAGCGTTTAGGGTGCGAATGTCGGCTCGCGCCATCATTGCAGGGCTGAATCCGTAAACATCGCCGGAAAGCTTAGACCATCGAGGCACCATCCACGGACACTCGTAGTAGCCGTCTTCGCGAATTAATTTTTTATCGTGAACTTGAACCCAACACGACGCCCACGGTCGATCTTTACCCGGCGCCATGTCAACTGGCTCAACGCCTTCGCGTGGATAGACGGCGTGAATAAACTCAAACTCTTTGTCGGGTTTATTTTCTAACGCTCTTTCAATTGTTTCGCCTAGATTTTCATCAGGGAAAAGCTGCCTTGCTTGACGCGCTGAGAACTTTAAAGTGCGGTAGATAGTATCAACCACACCATCAACGTTTTCGGAGATTGCAACTTCACTCAAATGAACAGTGCGAAAATTTAATGAATCTTGGTTTTCAACCTTATTAGTTTCAACCTTCATCGCGGCGGTGCCAAAACAACAAAGGTCAAGGTACAGCTCGTTGACTTCAGAATTGAAATTAGATTCTTCTAGGCTTTTATAGATTCGATCAACCGAGTCTTCAAGCCACTCAATCGCAGCGTCATCGTCATTTAACTGATCGTCACGGTAGCGAATTGAAAACCAACGACCGCTAGGCGCTGTTAGCGCGCCGTGGAGACCGGACGCAAGGGTTTGGTTAGAGCTGATCGCCGTGGAGTCATAAATATCCTCGTCGCGTTTATCGCCGCGAGTTCGCTCCGTAAGGAAATCAGCTTTAGTGGGTAGGACAAAATGCCCGACCTCATCCCAGATGTTTTCCCAGTTCTCGCGACCTGACTTTAATTCTTTACAGCGCCGGATGATTTGTTCGGGTTCCGGTGAGATCCCTTTTTTGCCATAAGCTGCCATTACGATAGCTCGGTCACTAGAACACCCGAGTTCATTTCGTCATCATTGAGGCCAGTCGAGCCGGTTTGGACAGTGCTTTGAAATCCGGTTTTAGCCGATTGCGCCCTTCTCCAAGCAAGATATTGATCATAAGTTTGAACTTCGGGTGGCGCGTCGGGCCACGGACTTTTCGCGACGGTCGAAACGTCTGCTTGTGCAGTCGCAACTGCGGTTTCTGTTTCCTCGATTGCATCGTTTACAGCAGCACTTGAGGTGGATCCACCTGACGCCGGAGCATAGCTTCGGGTGCCGCTACTACTACCGCTGCTGCGGCTGCCACTACTGCCGGATCCACCGCTACCGGTCGAAGCGGCTGCAGCTGCTGCTGCGGCTTCAGCTTTTTGGGCGCCAAAATCCTCAATGGTGACAAAGCCGCCGCCGTCACTCCCTGCAACAGATCTAAAATTTAAAGAGCCGGGGCTTGTCTCATAAAAAATTTCACCGCCCGGCCCTTGAATACCTCTCGAACCGCGCTTGGTCATGTAGATGCTGACCCTGTTTCGATCACTGACTGAATTGCCGCCGACCGTACCGCCAGATATAGCGCCGGTTCCTTCGTAGGATTTGTTTGGGTTGCTGCCGAATATCTTTCCGCTGCGTCTTGAGTCGTAGAGTTCGCCTTTAGTGGTGTAAACGCTCGAACTTGTTGGCTTATCGTCAGGTAGCGCGGAGGAAACTGACTTCGCTCGAGAGGTGCTTTGAGGCTGATTCTTGGTTGCCTGATAGTGCGAGGTGCCTTGATAAGCCGCCATCGAATAGCTTTCGGGAGACCAACCAAGCTGTCTCGCTCTTGAACTCCACTGATCGTAAGTTTTTGCCATATTTCTCTACGCTATTGCTCGCACCACCCGAGTTGGTCGGTGCTGTTGAATGTGACCCATTTCATCCCAACCCATGCAGAACGTACGCATCGCGTCAGCTGCGTGGGATGACCAGTCGTGAACTGGTTTGGGCTTCCACGTTTGGTTTCTTTCGTCAAAGTCTTTACGGTAGGCCGCGAGACAATCGATGCCGTGACCGCACTGCTCCTCGTCGAAGACGAGTCGGTTGAACATTGCCCGGACGCAGTTGATGCCGTCATCGACCGGCGCTTTTCGGACAACCGTAAAAAACAACCCTAGATCCCGCGCCATCTCGATGCGGGTCTTGCCACTGCTGAAATCGCGAGCTGCGATGTCATGTGGCGCAAAGTGTTCGCCGTATGTGTAACCCTTCTCTTTGATCAGGTTGACATAGAACGGCAACGCTTCGCCGGCGTGTTGTTCGTAGTCGATGACATGAATTTCTTGATCGACCACTTGCATAAACCAGATCGCGGTGCTGTCGCCAATGCCGATGTCCCACCCGGTGTAGACCGGAAAACCGGCCCGGTGCGGAACCGGCTTGATGCGGTTCATGGCGCGAGCTTTGTCTAGCTGATCGCGGTAGTAGGCGCCCGGCAGAGCTGCGTCCCAACTGCAGAAATATTCAGACTGAATTAGCTCCTCGGGCATCCCTTCGTCGCGTTCGCGTTGGATCGCTTCGTCATCAAGGAGGTTAGTGTCCTCGACTGATAGTTTTTGAACGAACCAGTCGGGGTTCTTCTCAGCCATCGTGAACAATCGCCAACCGTGGTTTCTGCC